TCCACGATCAACACCCCGATGACGTCCGCCACCGCCCGTTACGCCGATTCCCTGCGCCTGTCCGTTGCCCCGATGATGGATCGGACCGACAGCTAGGCAGGGCAACGGTTTTGCCGTAGGTGGTACACCGATGGTGCAGCACCTCGGCTGGAGTAAGCCCGAAGGCGGGCTCAGCAGGCAAACAACGTTCCCACATACGGAGCGAGCGCCTTGGCAGCCTCTGCGATGGCGATGATGGCGTGGAGTGCCATGGCTGCAACTTCAAAGGGTTCAGTTCGATACTGCGAGGGTGGTGTAGCGCTTCCAAAGTTCACGACGGTGTTGTCGCTGTCTTCGATGTAGAGGTTGTAGGTGGCCGTGCCGCCGACCGGTTGGCGTCGGTAGATTCACAACGGTGTTGTTGCTGCGCTTGACGTGGACGTTGTACGTGTAGTTGGTATCGGTTTGTTGGGTCTGCATGTCGTTTCTCCTTATGGTTGAGGACTTGCACATATATCTAGTCATACAGAATCCCCGTGAGCCGATGCCATCCGTTCGAACGCAAAGGGCCGCCCATTGGGCGGCCCTTGTCGTTTCCTAGGCTGCGCGAGCCTTTCGCTGGTCATCCCACCAGCTGGCAACGTCGCGCGTGTCGTACACGTCCCCTACCCGTGGTGGCAGCAAGCCGGCTGTGTGCTTGTTCGCCATCGTTTTGATCTTCGCGGTTGGGAAGTAGGTCATCCGCAACTGCTCGATGGTCATCGTTGCACCGAACTGGCCGTATAGCAGCCAAAACGTACCAAACCCGTGCGGGGTCATACGTCACCACCTGCCCACCGCAGCCCCAGCTGCACCACATTGCTGCAGACGGTAGGAGCCGATGAATCCACGGGCTGCAGCCCGTGCTGCTTGTGCCAGTGCGCCCACGCCAGATCGAAGGACGGGTGCTTCGCGGTTGCGCTGCAGCGACATTCAATGAAATGACCACCACGTGCTCCCAGCCGCCGACAGTCGAGGATGTAGCGGGCGGGATGGCCTGACGGGCATGCCGGAAGGACACGGGGCGGAGTCTTCTGCTGCTGCGTCATGCCCGATCCTCCTTCGCGCAGCCACAGGCCACGCAGGCCGCTGTCAACGCGGCAGCAACAGCGGCGATATACGCGCCCTGGCCAAAGGCGCAGGTGCCGGCCAGGATGCTGCCAACGAGGTGAGGGAGGCCGGCGCTCTCAAACTCAGCGGCGAGGAACCGGCGGGCGGTGTCGATATCAACCATGGGAATCCTCCCAGCCGGTGAGCGTGAATGAGGCGCCACAGTCGCGGCACTCGTAGTCGCGGGAGTGGCCGTTGTGGTCCGAGTAGTTGCCGTCTTCACGGGTGTAGGTACGCACCGACGCGGGAACGTTCGTGAAGTCGAGGACGCCCGTCTGGCCGCAGTCCGGGCAGTGCCTGCCGGGGTCATGGATCATCCGTTCAAGCATGGGCCACCCCCCGGCGCACGGCCATGGGGGCACGGCGGCGCAGCGGCTGCGGGATCTGGCCCACGGCCAAGCCGCTATGACGGCGCCGAGGCGGGCGCGTCTGCCACATCTTGAGCATGGTGGCGCCGGCGGCCGGCAGCAGCACGCACATGGCCAACAGGGCGACGAAATCAGCCATTGGCCACCTCCTGCGCCGCCTGCGCTACGGCAGCGGCCGTTGCCCGCTTACCGGGCAGCATGTTTGCCACCTCGTAGGGGAAGGGCACGCGGCTGGCCAGGTCGGCAAGCTCGGGCGAAATCCAGCTGGATTCGTCGTTGAAGTCGGTTCCCTTGACCATCTCCCAGCCTTTACTGCTCCCCTTCCGGCGCTCGAACACGCACTGCGCGACCTTCGCCGGCCCCATGTTCAGCATCGCCGTGGCGATCACGCGGTTGTGGGTGACGTGCAGGGTGATGGTTGCGCTGGCTTCGGATTCGCCGCAGTTACCAGCATTCACACGGTTACGCACACCCGTGATAGCCTCCGCTCCAGGTCCGGTGCTGGAATCCAGCGACTTTGCGAGGGTGGTCATGGCTTGGCCTGTCATCTGTTGCATGGTTCTCTCCTGAACTTCGTTGGTGGATGGCCTTGGGGGCGGTGTTGGCGCACTCCCCGCCGGGCCTTTGCCGTTGCTGCGGGTCTTACTTCTGGAACACCCAGCACTTCACGGTTGTGCTGGTCGTTTGGGTGGAACGGATCGCGCTGTTCACGGCGGTATTGGCGCTGATGAACTTGTGGCGCTTCGACTCGACCAGCAGCCGTCGCAGGTCGCCAATGTCGGGCACCTGCTGACCGAAGTAGCCGGCCTTCTGAATGAACTCGTTGAGGTTGATGGCGATACGGCTTTCTTCGCGCGAATGGTTCAGCACGCTGCGCTTGTCGCCACTGGCCTGCATCTCGATGTACTCGAACGCATCCCAGAATTCGGAGACGATGCGGTGATCGGCGCCGATGGCGTCCTGACGTTCGGTGGCCATCTTGACCAGGGCGTCCCGCGTATCACGCACCATGTTCTCGGGCAGGTTCACCACCAGTCGCAGTGCATCGAGCAGTGCGAGCATCTGCGCATGGTTCTTGATGATGCGTTCGACACGCAGCTCCTTTTCCTCGCGCAACCTGGCTTCGTAGAAGCGCACGCGCTCGGCGAACTTCTCCATCACGGCGGTTTCCGCCTTCAGCGCGGCCAGCAGGAAGTAGCTCAGCTTCTCGACCGGCAGCGCATTGAGGTTGTCGGCGGCCTGCCGGCTCTCGGTAGTCGCGGTCGGCTTCTTGAAATGCAGCTTCACGATGCGCGTCAGGATGGCCTCGCTGCCGTCAACGGGCGCATTCTGGCTGATGACGATGGTTCCTTGGAACGGCGGTTCGTAGGTTTCGTTGCCGCCGTTGCGCACACCGCGCGTGGCCAGGGTACCGCCGCCGTAGTAGTCCTTCAGTTCGTCCCACTCGAACGACTTGGCGTGTGCCTTATCGCCGCTGTCGCTGCGGTCGGCTTCCAGCAGCACGATGGGCATGCCGGAAATCTGCCCCATGGCACGGGCGCGTCCGGCCTTCGTGGACTTCGCAGGGTCGAAGCCTTCATGGTCCGCACGGGCCAGCAGCTTCCACAGGAAGTTGAGCAGCGTGGTCTTGCCTGCGCCGGCCTCGCCCGTGGCTTCCAAGAACGGGAAGGACTTGTGACTGCTGCGGATCTGATTGGCGTACAGCGAGCCAAACCAGAACGTTAGCGCCACAATGCCGTGCGTGCCGAAGCACGTCCAGAGCCAGTCGAGCCAGTCGGTGGAGTAGTTTTCGTGATCGCGTTGAATGTCCATGCGGATTGACCTCTGTGTGGTTTTGATGCGCAGCTTGTTGAACTCGAAATAGTCCTCGGCATTAGCGAGGGTCACCTCGCCGGCACGCACGGCCAGGTCGGGGAAGATGTACGCCTTGTGGTCAGGGCTGTAGCCGACGAAATCGACCGTATCGACCTTTTTGATGTCGAACAGCTGGTCTTCCATCATCCGGTCCAGCTGCTGGCCGCTGCCGCTGAACACGGCGCCCTGCGCAAGGCTGATGATTCGCTTCTTGAACTCGGTAGCGCTGGCCACCTGCGCGCCGGTGAAGGTGCCTTTGACCGACGGTGCGTCGTGGGGGAAGTCAACACGGAAGTAGTACCAGCTTTCGTCGGTCGCTTCGTGGCGTTGGAAGTAGAGGGCTTCGGGATAGCAGTTGGCGATCTGCTGCACCGACGCACAGGCGCGCCGGATCTTGGCTTCGGTCTCTTCGCTGACCGCTCCCTCTTCGTCATCGGGGTTCTTCTCCCGCATCATCTTGTCGAAGCGCACCGCGTCGAACTCGAACCAGAACAGGCGCGAGGCGAACTCGATGTGGAACTCGGTCTTCTGCTCGCGCTGGTAGATGACCAGCCCCTTATCCACGGCCGTGCGCGCCAACAGCACGGCGCCGTTGTGGCGTGCCAGGTCGAGGTCAGCCTGCCACTGTGCGTCGCCGTCCTCTGCCGCCTGTGCGCGCAGGTGCAGATCGTTCCAGTCGGTTTTCTTGTCGCCCACCTGCTCGATCTGCGCAGCCATGCACCGATAGCCGAGCTTCTCGGCCCGGCGCGTGTGCTTGACCGTGTAGGCGCGGGCGCCCGGCTCGTTGTCCAGCCCCCACACCAGCACCGGCAGATCGCCCGGACGCGCGGCTTTCAGTTCCTTGAGCGACAGTTCGGGGTAGGCGTTGCTCGACATGGCGGCAACGGCGCAGATGCCACGCTGCAGGAGGGCAATGGCGTCGAAGATGCCCTCCACGATCCAGACTTCGCGGGCGGTGCGCAGTTGGTCCTGAGCGGCCGCGCCCCACCACACCCCGGCGTAGCTCTCTCCTGGCGCAAAACGGGCCTTCATCTTGCCGAATCGGTGGGGGCGGTCGATCAGACGTTCCCACCAGCCTCCTTTCACCAAGTGGAAGCGGACTGTGGCCGTGCCTTGGCGCTTTGCGCGGTCGTAGTAGTCCTCTTGGGTGTAGAGGCCCTTCAACAGCTTGACGCTGAATCCGCGGGCGGTGGCCAGGT